TCGGAGGAAGAACAGCTAACCCTTTGGTTGCAACACTCACCATTTAAATATAGTTTAATAGACAATAAAGTAAATGGAATAAGAACAATTAACTTTATGATATTGGAGAAAGAAGAATGAGAAGAATAATACTGAGTAGCACACACCCTGTGAAGTCACTGCACGGTAACACGCAGGCTGAATGGGATCTCCTGTCACAGGAGGAGCAGTTACATGCATGGCTAAAGACGTGTCCATTTGATTACCTGATGGTCAGGCATGAGGAAGGACTGAGAACTGTAAACTTTTTAATAGAGGAGACTATAGATGATGAAGAAATATAGAGTATCAATTTGCCTTGAGGAAGGCGTGGTCGTGGAGGTCAATGCTGAAAGTGCAGAAGATGCAGAGCAAAAAGCATACGCACTAGCAGAATACTGGGGCGGATCAAGTTACCCAAAAGAATATAAAGGTAACAGTGTACACAGAGATTATTTTACACAAGATGCAGAGGAGATAGACAATGGCTAAATGGGCAGAACACAGACACTGGACAGATAAAACCGCTAAAGAAATTGACAAGAGTAAAGAGGTAGATGTAATAATATATAGGATTAGGCGTGTGGCTAACCTCATAAAGTCAGATGCCGTACACAAGTCACGACCTACTGTGAGAGAGAAAGCATCTGAGATAGAGGCACTCTTAGTTATGTTGGAGAAGAAACTAAATGAGTAAGCTACCTAGATATGTACAAGTCATTAAAATGTCTGATGGGCGTAAAGAATATAGATTTAACCCCCCACAGTCATTAGTAAATGCTGGTATAGTGAAGCGTGAAATGTATGGCAATAGCTTAGTACAGGTTAAACGTATAGCCAAACAAAGCAATGCGTTGATAGATATGTACAGAGAAGAACAGGCAAACATTACACGCATCACAAAACACAGTAAGGTCAGTGATCTAGTTAAAATATATTACGAATCAAATGACTTCATTATGCTTAGAGATAGCACCAAGATAGACTATAGGTATTTTTTGACTGTGCTATGTAATTCTATGGGCAATAAAAAGTTTACGGATATAACGAGTAGAGTAGCTAAGAGTGCCTATGAAGAATGGGTAAAACGTGGCATCAGCTTTGCTAATCACATAGCTACGTGTGCATCTAGGGTATTTAACTACTCTATAGACATGGAGTATACTGTACATAATCCATTTACGCACATTAAACGTAAGTCATCACCGCAAAGAAAGGTGGTGTGGAAACATGATGATGTTATCAAGTTTCTTGATGAGGCATACTCTGATTACAGTACACGTAACATAGGCTTGATAATACAGATGGCATACGAGTGGTGTCAGAGACTTGGAGATATGCGTAATCTTAAATGGACAGACATAGATTTTGATAATAAAATGTTGGTGTTGGAGCAGAGTAAACGTGGTGCAGAGGTGTTTCTTCCTATATCAGATGAATTATTGGAGATGTTATTAGATCAGCATGAAGACTTTGGCTTTCAACAGTATGTAGCACCTCATGTACTGCCCACTGAGGGCGTGTTTAAACCTTATGCGATGCAAAGGCTCTCGAAAAATGGAAGGGCTGTCATGCGTAAAGCTGGGCTGTCTGACAAGCTACGATTAATGGACTTACGAAGGACAGGAGTAGTGCAGATGGTAGATAAGGGTGTACCTTTACCTAATATTATGTCAGTTACAGGGCATGCGAATGTTGCATCTGTGAAACCATATTTAAAAAATACGTACACTTCTGCAAATGAGGCCTTGACACAGAGAAATGTATCTGTACAATCGAACACTGTGAGTAACATAGAAAGTGATACATAATGAATATTAATAAAATACTAAATGATATAACACTTATAAATGGTGATACAAAAAGAATGGATTGTCCTGAATGTAATGGTAAGAAGACATTTACTGTTACAAACAACATGGGTTCTATCGTATGGAACTGTTATAAAGCTGGGTGTACTGTATCAGGAGGTAGAAGAGTACACTTATCTAGTGATGATATACGTAAGTCGTTAGGCAAGACTGTATCAGAGATAGAAGGTATACCTAAGTTTGATAAACCTGAGTGGTTAGTACGCGACACAAAGGCTATTGCTCCTTACTGTAATGAATGGGGTTTAGATGCTGAAGAACTAGGTTTGTTATACGATGTACGAGAACATAGAGTAGTGTTTCCTGTGGTGCATAATAGTCACACCGTAGATGCTACAGGCCGTAGTTTGGGTAGGCGTTTACCAAAATGGAAACGATATGGAAAGAATGACTTGCCCTATGCTTCTGGCTATGGTAGTGTCGCTGTAGTTGTTGAAGACTGTGTGAGTGCCGCTGTTATTGGTAGTCATGTATATGTAGGGGTTGCAGTGTTGGGTACATCTCTATCGGAATCGCACAAGAAGTATCTCGCACAGTTTTCAACGGCAATAATAGCACTAGACCCAGATGCCCTACGTAAAACACTGCAGTTTGCTAAAGAACTAAGAGGATATGTAGATACAGTACGTGTTCTTAAACTGAATGATGATTTGAAATATAGAAACCCTGATGACCTACAGAATCTAACACGCATAGGAGAATTATAATGGAACTAAGTTTAATACGCAGTCTAATGGACAAAGAATTTTATGATGAACATCGTGGGGCTAGATGCCCGAACAGGTTGTTCAGCAAGGATGTACGCAAGATTAAAGAAGCAGTAGATGCAGCAATGGACAGGTACGAGCGTACTGTTACACCTGCTGAGATAGAATCACTATTTATGTCGAACAATCCGACAATGACTACAGCACAGAAGCAGGCATACAGTGCTTTGTTTACGCAGATAACGAGCAAGCCACCACTAGGTAATGACATAGCACAGGAAGTATTGTCCAAGCTGTTTCAACAGGTAGTCGGTGAGGATATAGCCAATCTAGGCTTTGACTATGTAAATGGTGACAAGACAAGCCTTGAGCCACTACGTAACCTTCTGGAACAGTATGCTGATGACTTTACACCTGATCTAAACATCGAGTGGGATGACATAGAAATAGATACGTTACTCTCTAAGAATGACCTAGAAGCACGTTGGACATTCAACATAGCTACGCTTACACGTAAGCTGGAAGGCGTAAACGATGGACATCTAATTGAGATAGGTGCTAGGCCTAATACTGGTAAGACATCATTTCATGCGTCATTAGTTGCCGCACCAAACGGCTTTGCTCATCAGGGTGCTAAATGTATTATCCTGTGTAACGAGGAAGGATCTCATCGTGTCGGTGCTAGGTATCTAACTGCCGCTACAGGTATGACTATGCATGAGATAAAGAAAGATCCTGTTAAAGCTAGAGAATTATACGCCAAGGTAAAAAACAATATAAGAATTAAAGATGCAAGTAATCGTGACATGGCTTGGGTTGAGAGCGTGTGTAAGTCTTATAAACCTGACGTAGTTATACTTGACATGGGGGATAAGTTTGCTCGTACTGGTGGCTTTGCCAGAACAGATGAGGCACTCAAGGCTAACGCTATACATGCTAGGCAGATAGCCAAGCAACATGAGTGTGCAATATTCTACATGTCACAGTTATCTGCTGATGCAGAGAATAAGGTGGTACTCAATCAGGCCATGATGGAAGGCTCACGTACAGGTAAGGCCGCAGAAGCTGACCTGATGATACTGATAGCGAAGAACCCACCAGTAGAAGGGCAAGAGGAAGAAGATACTATGCGTCACCTGAACCTAGTTAAGAATAAGTTATCAGGATGGCATGGCATTATCCATTGCGAATTAGAATACAAAACAGCGAGGTATGTAGTATGAAACCAATTAGAGGTGATATAAGAGATAATGGAATGTATTATGATGGCTTTCAATGGAGAAGAAAAGGTGTAAATCATAACATGACTGATGATGGATTAATATTCTGGGCTGGAAAGTACAGGACATTAGAAGGCTATCTCCAACAAGGTGGAAGCCTAGATAAAATAAAATATAGCACACCACATGTATCTACAATTAATACAGTAGTTACAAACCTATACAATCAACAAAAATCTGGTTACGTTTACGCTATAGAAAACAAAGCATGGAAAGGTTGGGTAAAAATAGGTATGGCTGTAGATGCAGAGGACAGATTAAAGGGCTACCAAACATCTAGTCCACATAGAGATTATGAGTTGTTACATAAAGAGTTTTTTCATAATAGACGTAGGGCAGAATCAAAGGCACACATACAGGCACGTAAAATTGCAGACAAATATAACTCTGAGTGGTTTAAAATAAGTAAAGATAAAGTAGTAAATATAATAAATAGTATTGACAACACAGATAAAGATGGGTTACAAGAGTTAAAAGAGGTGTTTAACAAAAAAGATAAGTATGGATATTATAAGTAAAAAGGAATCACCAACATGATTACAATATTAGATGTAGAAAACACAGTAGTCAAAAGAAATGGTAAGATGCATCTTGATCCATTTGAACCAGAGAATACACTTGTTATGGTGGGGATGCTAGATGGTACTGGGCTTGAGCAAATTGTAACGTTTGACCATACAGAGCATCCCCCCACAGAAAATGGCAGAGAGATAGTACAGAAGATGCTTGATCGTACTACTCGTTTGGTTGCTCACAATGCGGTACACGATTTGATGTGGCTGTGGGAGTCAGGCTTTACATATGATGGCAGAGTGTTTGATACTATGCTAGGTGAGTATATACTACAGCGTGGGCAGAAAGAACCACTGTCTCTTGAAGCATGTGCAGAAAGACACCAACTACATACACAGAAGCAGGACACACTGAAAGAATACTTTAAACAAGGACTGAATGTATCAGAGATACCACATGATGAGTTGTCTGAGTATCTTATTGCTGACCTACATGCGACACAACAGTTGTTCAGGCATCAGGACAGGCAGTATACATATGGCACAGGCAGAACATTAGTAGATACAATACGACTGACCAATGACTTAGCTGTACATCTAGCACGTATATACCAACGTGGTTTCAAGGTAGACATGAATGCACTTGAAGAGGTACGCAAAGAGTTTGAACAGGAGAAGCAGGAGCTTACAGTACAGCTAGAGAAACAGGTACAGGAACTCATGGGTGACAGACCTATCAACCTTAACAGCCCAGAGCAGTTGTCATGGGTTATATTTAGCCGTAAGGTATTCGATAAGAAAGTCTGGGCTGAAGCATATGATGATCGTGTGTCTGATAGGAAACACCTAGCAAACATAAGACAGATGACTTTACCTCTACACAAACAGTATGCTGTTGTCTGTACACAGTGCAAGGGTCATGGTTGGATACGTAAGAAGCGTAAGGATGGCTCACCATATAAGAATACAAACAACTGTCCTGAGTGTGCAAGTGCAGGGTATCTGTATCGTGACAGAAAAGAGTTAGCTGGGTTAAAGTTCAATGCACCTGATGCTAAGTGGGTAAGTGCCAACGGCTTCAGTACAAGTAAGGATACTCTAATATATTTAGAAGGCATAGCCAGATCACGAGGTATGTATGATGCTGAGATGTTTTTACAGAGAGTACGCAGGTTGTCTGCTCTGGACACATATCTATCTAGCTTTGTTGAGGGCATAGCTACCTATGTAAAACCTGATGGTATGCTGCATGTACGTCTACTACAGCACAGGACAGGCACAGGCAGGTTATCTGGTGCTGATCCTAACATGCAGAACATGCCACGTGGAGGTACATTCCCAGTTAAGAAAGTATTTGTATCTCGCTGGGATGGTGGACAGATTCTCGAAGCTGACTTCGCTCAGTTAGAGTTTCGTGTAGCCGCATTCCTCAGTCAAGATAAGATTGCAATAGAGGAAGTAACTACAGGCTTTGATGTACACAGCTATACAGCTAAAGTTATTACTGAAGCAGGGCAACACATTTCTCGCCAAGACGCAAAGGCACATACATTTGCCCCTCTCTACGGTGCGTCTGGGTTCGGGCGTACACCTGCTGAAGCATCCTACTATCAACAGTTTACATCTAAGTACTCAGGCATAGGTGCATGGCACAAGAAGTTAGCCAAAGAAGTAATTACTACAGGTAATGTACGTACTCCATCAGGTCGTGAGTTTGCATTCCCATTGGCTACACGTAGAGCAAATGGAAGCATTACATATTTTACTCAGGTAAAGAATTACCCAGTACAATCATTTGCTACTGCTGACATAGTGCCTATATCTCTTATCTATATAGACAAGATGCTACAGGCTAACAAAGTAAAATCTTGTGTTGTCAATACTGTACACGATTCAATCGTAATTGATGTACACCCAGATGAGAAAGAAAAAGTATTACGAATTATAAATCGAACCAACGAAGTACTGGTCGATATAATAAATAAGAAGTGGAATATAGACTTTAATGTACCACTACTATTAGAGGCTAAAATAGGTAATAATTGGCTTGACACAAAAGACGTGGCATGATATACCTAGAAGTCTAACAAAGGAGAAAAATGTATGAATGAAATATCAACACTAGACACAAGTAACTATGAAGCTATGGCTAAAGCAATGGGAATGAGTACATTGGCTGTGCCGACAAAGGAGAAGACTAACTCTCTTGCGAGACTACGAATACACCACACACCATTGATGGGTCAAACTGAAGTGAAAGGTAAGATGGCTAATGTAGAAGTTGTTAGCGGTGGTACATATAAACTGGAGATACCAGATGGTGAGACATACTATGCAGAGAGCATAGCTATCAGGCCATTCTTACAGAGGTTTATGTACAAGCGTTTTGTTAAAGGTAGCGACAACACACCTAACAGGTTTGTTAAAACTATCATGGCAGACAATCTAAACATAGACTTAAAAGATAACGATGGTAAGTTTAATTGTGGTAAGCCTGCTGGATATATTGCAGACTTTAAAGCTCTACCTGAGAAGATGCAGGATCTAATTAGACAGATCAAACGAACAAGAGTTGTGTTTGGTGTTGTCGAAATGGTAAATCCTGTAGACGCTAATGGCAACTCTGTAGATGTAGACTCTACACCATTTATATGGGAAGTAGAGAATCGTGATGCCTTTAAGATAGTTGGTGAAATGTTTACTAAACTAAATAAAATAAAACGTCTGCCAGTACAGCATTACATTAAGGCTGGCACAGAAGAACGCAAGTTGCCAAATGGAAGTTCATTCTATCTACCTACTGCTGAATTAGATTTGTCAGAAACACTTGACATAGATAATGAAGCTCAAGAAAATCTAAGTAGTTTCTTGGCTTGGGTAGCTAACTATAATGAATACATTATGGGTGCTTGGAATGAAAACATGCAGAAGCATCAATCAGTAGACACAGAAACAGTAGATGAGTTTATTGATATAGACGCTGAAGAGTTCGCATAATGAACCATCCTGCTGAACTGCCACTTCATAGGTATCTGGATAACGCTTCCAATGGTAAGACAACTATGTCTGATGAAACCATAGAACGTGTAGCAGATGATATTAAAGATGCTTTAAAGCGGCAGTTTGGTGGGGGCAATAGGAGAGATAAGTTTCGTCTACGTATGTCAAATATAGGTAGACCTACATGCCAACTCTGGTGGGAGAAGAACCATCCAGAGAAGGCTCTCCCCAAGCCCACCACCTTCGTAATGAACATGTTAATAGGAGATATAGTTGAAGCAGCATTTAAAGGAATACTTACAGAAGCAGGAATTAAGTTTGAGGAATCAGATAATGTATCATTGGAGCTTGATAGTGAGACTAGAATTAGTGGTAGTTATGATCTTGTTGTTGATGGTGCATTGGATGATGTAAAGTCAGCATCACCTTGGTCTTATCAAAACAAGTTTGAATCATACGATACACTAGCTAAAGGAGATTCCTTCGGTTACGTAGGACAATTAGCAGGATACATAAAGGCATCTGGCAAAAAAGTTGGTGGCTGGTGGGTAGTAAATAAAGGAAACGGAGAAATAAAATACGTACCTGCAAGCGGATTAGATGTAGATGCTGAGATAGATAAGATAAAAGAAACTGTTAAGACTGTTGAAGGTAATGAGTTTAAGAGATGCTTTGAACCAGAACCAGAAATGTATAGAGGAAAGTTGTCTGGCAATAATAAACTACCAGATGGATGTAAGTTCTGTGACTATAGATATGCATGTTGGGATAAAGAAATAAAAGATTTACCATCTAAAGTATATCAAGGAAAGAAAACTCCACCTACTGTATCTTACATAGGAGAAGTAGTAGATTGAACGGTAAACAATTTAAAGCTGCTCTGAAGCATGGGTATAGGAGTGGGTTGGAAGTAAAGATCTCTGAATACCTCAAAGAACTGGATGTACCTGTGGTGTACGAGGCCATTAAGATTGAATGGGAAGACCTCATGTACCGCACGTACACACCAGACTTTGTATTGCCTAATGGCATTATAATAGAAAGTAAAGGCCGCTTTACCGCATCTGATAGAAGAAAACACATTGCGATAAAAAAGCAACACCCTAAATTAGATATACGTTTTGTATTTTATAACAGTAGAAACAAACTAAATAAAGGTGCTAAGACTACGTATCAAGGATGGTGTGAAAAGAATAAGTTTTTATACTACGATAGAATAGTGCCACTAGATTGGTTAAAAGAAAAAGGAAAGAACAAACATAAACCTGTAATATACTTACCCTATAAAAAAATAATAAGGAGATAACCTATGACTATACACGTAGATAGCTTTAACGTTAACGATATAATAATAAGAATGAAACCTAACTTTTCAAATGAAGGTAAGTGGGATGGCAATATAGACTTAGATATTATTACAGATAATAAACACACAATACTTAAACAAGATTATTTACAGCTTATGCAGGTTGCCTCTCTTGTTTGCTCCTCTTTACCTATGATGGAAATAGATGAAGAATTTAGAAATACACTTTGCGAATATGTTGAAAGTATGATAGAAGAAGATAAGATAGAAGAAAAGAAAAACATAATAAAAGATTCTGTTGCGAATACTACAGGAAATATTATCAAAGTTAATTTTAGTAAAGGAGAAAATGATGGCTAGTAAAAAAGTATACGATGTAGTAGAGAAGCCAGAGCATTACAATCAGGATCATGACATAGAGTGTATTGACGCTATACGTGCTGCATTAGGTGTAGGATTTAAAGAATATCTACAGGGTAATATACTCAAGTATATCTGGAGACATAAGTATAAGAACGGTGTAGAAGATTTAAACAAAGCACGTTGGTACTTAGATAGATTAATAGAAGCAGAGATAACAGATGGTAATTAAAATATTATTAACGCTTGACATTGATGAAGAAGAATATAGAATGCCAGCAGATGGAAAAATAGAAGAAGAAATAAACGAAGCTATGCACGAATTTGTCTATGACATTGATGGTATAGACATTAAAAACATTAGAATAATATCGGAGTAATTAAATGAGCAACAACTACCTACCCACAGACTACCAAGCATTTATACATACCTCACGGTATGCTCGTTGGTTAGAAGATGAGAACAGAAGAGAGACATGGCCTGAAACTGTACGTAGATACATGGAAAATATTGTAAAGCCTATAGTAATAACTAAATCTGAATATAAAGTTATAGAAGATAGCATACTTAATCTTAGTGTCATGCCAAGCATGAGAGCCTTGATGACAGCAGGTGCTGCATTAAATCGTGACAACACAGCAGGCTATAACTGTAGCTACCTGCCAGTAGATGATCCTAAAGCATTTGACGAAGCTATGTATATATTGTTATGCGGTACAGGCGTAGGCTTCAGTGTTGAACGTCAGTACATACAGAACTTACCTGAAGTACCTGAGTTATCAGATAGCGACACTACGGTCATAATAAAAGATAGCAAAGAAGGCTGGGCAAAAGGACTAAGACAAGTTCTTGCATTACTCTGGGCAGGAGATATTCCTAAGTGGGATGTCAGTCAGATTAGACCAGCAGGAGCTAGACTGAAGACATTTGGAGGTAGAGCATCTGGCCCTGCACCATTGATAGACCTGTTTAACTTCTGTGTAAATACATTTAGATCTGCATCAGGTAGAAGGTTGTCATCGTTAGAATGTCACGACTTGATGTGCTACATAGGACAGATAGTTGTTGTAGGTGGTGTGCGTAGGTCAGCCATGATCTCACTGTCCAACCTATCAGATGGTAGAATGCGTCACGCTAAGTCTGGTAACTGGTGGGAGACAGCAGGACATAGAGCATTGGCTAATAACTCTGTCTGTTATACAGAGAAGCCAGACTCAGAGACATTCATGCGTGAGTGGCTTGCATTAGTAGAGAGTAAGTCAGGTGAACGTGGAGTCTTTAATAGACAGGCATGTAAGGTACTTGCAGAGCGTAGCGGTAGACGTGATTCAAACCACGAGTTCGGCACTAACCCTTGTTCAGAGATTAGCTTAAGGCCATATCAGTTCTGTAATCTAACAGAGGTCGTTGTACGTGCAACTGACACACTCAAAGACATCAAGAATAAAGTTGAGTCTGCTACGATACTAGGAACAATACAGTCTAAATATACTAAGTTTCCTTATCTACGTAAGATATGGCAGCGTAACACTGAAGAGGAAAGATTGCTGGGTGTAAGTCTG